AGTTAAAACTTTAAGGGATGAAGGAATTATACCATATCTTAAAGAAAGGATGGAAAAAACTTTAAGACCTACAACAAATTTAGTAATTAAAGAATTTCCTACAGGTAGTCTTTCCATTAATGGTTTAACAAGATATTTGGATAACCTTGAAACATATCATAATTTTATACCAGATATTATCTTAGTGGATTATCTTGATTTAATGGATATAGACCCTGAAAGATTAAGGATAGATTTAGGTAGAACTTGTGTGGAATTAAGAGGTATAGCAGTAACAAGGAATATACCTGTTGTAACTGTAGCACAAACTAATAGGACAGCAGAAGGACAGGTATTGATAACAAGGAAAAATTTAGCAGAAGATTTTAGTAAAGTTAAAACATCTGATGTATTGATTATATATAATCAGACAGCAGAAGAAAAAGCAAGAGGGTTGGCAAGACTTTATATTGATAAAGGAAGAAATGGCAGGGATGGGGATGTTATATTGATATCACAAAACTACAGTATAGGGCAATTTGCTTTATCAAGTGTTAAGATTAATAATTCTTATTGGGATGTTTTAAATAAAAAAGAGGTTACTAATGTCTAATCTATTTATTACAGCAGACACCCACTTTGGGCATGAAAATTGCATACGCTATGATAATAGACCATTCAAGAACTTAGAACACATGGATTCTGAGTTAATAAGAAGATGGAATGCACGTGTTAAACCATTTGACCAGATTATTATAGCAGGTGATTTTATGTTCCATAATACTGCCAATGGTAAGAAAGGTGAAGGTACTACAAAAACACCATATGACTATATCAAGCAACTAAATGGTATAAAGTATTTTATTAGGGGAAACCATGAAAAGTCTAATTTCAATGTTGTTAGGGTAAGAGGATTGGAGTTATCTATATCAAACAAAGATATATGGGTAACACACAGACCACAGGATATGAGGTTAGAATATGAAATTAATCTTGTTGGGCATTCTCATTCAGTATTTAAGTTTAGGAAAATAAATACAGGTGAGAAGATAGTTTATATGGTGAATGTGGGTGTTGACCAATGGGATTATTACCCACAAAGAGTTACAGATATTTTAGGGTTTATTGAAAGGGAAAAGAGAAAATAAGAATGTTAAATCCAGAAATAATAAATAATTTCTTAAATAGAAAATTAGATAGCTGGGAATGGCTAAAAGATATAAAAAGAGATAAACTCGAAGAAGAAGTATCTTTAGACTTTAAAACCACCCCCTATACACACCAATTAGCAAGTATGGTAGCTGGTAAGTATAATGATAACTTCTTGTATTTATTAGAGATGGGGGCTGGGAAAACGAAAATAATACTTGATTTACTTACCTATAGAAAAAATGAATGGAAGAAGGGTTTGATACTATCGCCTAATGTTTCTACTGTATATACGTGGGCTGATGAATGTGAAAAACATTCTAATTTAAGTTATACTATTCTAATGGGTACAAAAGCTGAAAGAGAAAGTTTGTTAGGAACAACTGACACTGACTTATATTTCTTAAATTATACAGGATTATTACTTTTATTAACTAATGGGAAAGATGGTAAATGGGTTAAAGATGATAAAAAAATAAAAAAGTTTTGTAATATGTTTGATGTTATTGTGTGGGATGAAATACACAAAATGAAAAATAGTCAATCATTATCTTTTAAGATATGTAAAAGTTTAGCTAAAAGTATACCTTTAAAATATGGTCTTACGGGTACACCATTAAATAGAGACCCTATGGATTTATGGTCTATCTTCTATTTAATAGATGGTGGTGAAACACTTGGTGAAACAAAAGGTATGTTTGCAGAAGCTTTATTTTCCAAAAAGATAAACCACTGGGGTGGTGCTGATTTTAAATTCAAAAAGAAATATACTAAGTTATTAAATTCATGGATATCTAATAAATCTTTACGATATAAAGAAGATGAAATATTAGATTTACCAAAAAAGATTTTTGTAAAACAAAAAGTTTTATTATCTGATGAAGCTATTGATGATTACTTTTCTACTGTTAAAGAATTCAATTCTTCAAAAAATATAGAAGTAAAACAAAATAGTTTTGAAAAGTTAAGACAAGTATGTTCTGGTTTTATTACATTTAAAAATGAAGAAGATGAAAAATCAGCAATAGTATTTAAAAACATTCCAAAGCTTGAAGCTTTAGTTGAATTGATTGTAGGCACACCAGAAGATTCAAAAGTGGTAGTATTTCTTGACCATATAATAGCTGGTGATATAGTATGTGATAGGTTGAAGAAAGAAAAGATAGGATTTGAAAGATTGTATGGTGGAACTAAAGATAAAATAGGGGCTGAAAGAAACTTTAAAACAAATCCAAACTGTAAAGTGTTAGTTGCTAATACTAAAAGTGCTGGGATAGGTCTAAATCTACAATATGCTAACTATGTAATATTTTATGAACTTCCTATGAGTTCTATAGATTATAAACAAGCATTGAAGAGGGTGCATAGAAGTGGACAGACTAAAAGAGTATATATTTATTCTTTAATCACTAAAGATTCTGTTGAAGAAAAAATAGAAAAATATTTACGTGAAGGGAAAACTGTGTTCAAAAACTTGATAGATGCTAAATTATAGGGGGGTATGTATGTTGTTTGAAGGATATTTTCAAAAATTATGTGAAAATGGACATTTAACGCATGAGGATGTTTATACCACAGAATCTAATATTTGCCCCAAGGTGTGGCGGAGAATTTGTATATACCAATTTGGTTGACACAACAAATGGTTCATATGATAATGAGGGTAATAGAATTGATGGTGCAAAGATTTTTAAAATAAAAAAGATACGAACATGTGGACATTGTGGTTCAGTATTAGAAGTAATATATAAACAACCTAAGAGGAAAAAATGCCAGAAAAACTAATTGATGATTGGAAATATGCAATAAAAAAATTAGCCTATTCTTTTGACCCAGCACATGCTGATGATTTAATTAATCTTGGATATATGGTAGTAATAGACAATATAGAAGATTATGATGAAGATAGAGCACAGCTATCTACTTTTATTTTTAATAAAGTAAAGTGGGCAATGAGTGATTGGGTAAAACAGTATGATAGAAACAATAAATATAAAGATACTGAAGTATCTATTGATGATGTAGTAAATATTTTAAGGGAAGATAATCCAGAAGATTTAATAATAAATAGAGAAAAGACTGGTGAACTTCTAAAAGGATTAGATTCTTTGACAAAACGTGAACAGGATATTTTAAGACTTATTTACTGGAATGGTATGTCATATTTAGAAGTTGCATCTGTATTAAATATATCTGAATCACGTGTTGGTCAAGTGCATAATAAAAGCCTAAAGAAGTTGAAAAAGGTATTAACTAATGAATAAAGACAATATAGTAGAAATACTAAAAGCATATAATATCCCATATGCACTTACTGGAAAAAATGTATCTAAAGGGTATATAGGATTAAATTGCCCATTTTGTGGTGATGATGATAATTTCCATTTAGGTATTAATCCTGAAAAGAATTTCTTTGCTTGTTGGCGTAATAATGAACATCGTGGTAATATTGTAAAATTATTTATGGAAGTATTGGGGTTCACTGAAAAAGAAGTTAAACTTTTATTATCATCCTATGATTTTTCAGTTGACTTTTCTGATAAAATATGTTATAATAAAGAAAAGGTTGTAGGAAAGAAAGAAATTATAATGCCTGAAAACTTTCATAAAATATCATATTCTGATATTGCAACAAGACCTTTTTACCACTATCTGATAAATCGTGGATTTAGTGATATAGATAAAATGGTTGATATGTATGATATTAGGTGTTGTATATCAGGTGAATGGCAAAATAGAATAATATTTCCTATTTATAATAATAATCAATTAGTGACATGGGTTGGAAGAAGTATAGAATCAAATCCGTATTTACGGTATAAGGATTTAGCTAAAGAAGAATCGGTACAATATGCAAAACACTGTTTATACAATTTAGATAATTTGAAAGGGGGTAAAATATTATTCATATGTGAAGGTATATTTGATGCTTTAAAAATAGATTTTTATACACCTAAGTCTATACAAGCTACATGTATATTTACTACATCTATGAGGACTGAACAGATTAGTTTATTAGCACAGATTAATCAACTATATGATAAAGTAATTGTACTGTTAGATACTGGTGTGGAATATCAATCTATTACACTATCAGATAAGTTATCTTTTATGCCTAACGTACTGTTAAAGTTATTTATGTTTAAGGGAAAAAAGGATGCAGGAGAATTAACACAAGAAGAAGTAATGGATTATATATCTAAGGAGTTTGCATGGTAGTTCATGGTATAATTTGTCCAGAATGTCATAGCTTTGTATTTTCTAGAGATAGGCATGATTTTAGATACTGCTTTTGTCAAGAGTGTTTTGTAGATGGTGGAATGTTGTATCTTAGGTATGGAAGTAGTGATATTGTAAAAGTAGAAACTGCATCTAAGGATATAAAAGAATTATATCCAGAATTTATAGGATGTTCTGATAAAGACATTTTGAAAGCTTTATATGTTGACTACTGTACTTATACTGATAAGTATGGATTGATAAGAGGTGATTATGGGACGAAGAAAAAAAGAAGAAAAAATGGAACTAGAAGAAATTCCAATACTAGAAAATCCAAGTAAGAAATTTTGTTTGAATTGTATGAATAGTGATATTAGGATAATTAAAGACACACTTAATGAAGCTGTGACTCTTTTATATTACATTGCTGATAAGAATGGCATAAAAAAAAGTAGTTTCGCTAAAACTTGTAGTGAATTAAAGAAATGGTTAAGAAAAAAATGAAAAGACCTAAACTTGGAATTGAGTTTGCTTTGATTTCACAAAGAAACAGAATTTTTGTAGACAAGAAGAAAAAGGCAAATAAGGAAAAGTGCAGGAGGAAAAATGTTAAATTGGGATAATAATAGCTTGATAAAGAACATATGTTTTAGAATATGTTATACAAACCTATGGAGGGTGAAACCATTATGTATTGACTTGGATGACTTAATGCAGGAATGTTGGATTGTATATCATACATGTGTTGATAAGTATAGTGATGTAGAAGATGCTCAATTTGTGGCTTTATTGAAAAGTAGTATAAATAATATGATAAATGATTTATCAGTTAAGGCTAGTAAATATAATGAAGCACATGAATATTTTGAAGATTTGGAAACAGATAGTGTTTTTGATTTGGAAAAAGAAGCAGACTTTAGAATAAAGATAGCATTAGCCCCACAAATTATAAGGGATGTTATTACATTCTTATCTACTACTGATGTAAAAAGAAAAGGGTGGAGTAAGAATAAAATGCTGAAGAAGTTATTTGGATATAATAATCTTATACAAGTTACTAAAGACTATATAAAGGGGTAATATTATGACACAGTTGATTTCATTATTTGTTCAGTTAGTAGCAATGTTGATAGAAGCGACTATTGTACGGTTAATGTGGAATCTGATACTACCTGAATTATTTGATTTTCCGACTATAGATTTTTTGCAATCTTTCGGGTTACTGCTTATATCCAACTGTCTATTTAAAAATACACTAGCAAAAGTAGGGGGGGAAGAATAATGAATGGTAAAGTAGCTAAAAGAATGAGAAAACTTTTTCCACCAGAAGAAATCAGAAAGTATAATGTAATTACCACAGAAAAAGAAACTACAGTTAATAAGGAAACTATTAATGTGGTGAAGACTACACTTGTTAATTCTGGTAATAGAAAATATTATTTAGCAGCTAAAGATGCTTATAAATTGGGGAGCATATGAATAACTTTACTGGCAGTGACCATTATAAGACTGGTAGTATAGAGCCTATTGACCTGTATAAGTCAGGTGGTATGTTTCAGGATTATGCACTAACATCTATTATAAAGTATGCCTTTAGAAACAGAAAAGAATTAAACAGAACTGACTATGATAAAATTATATTGGATATGACTAAAATAAAAGATTTAGCTGATAAATTAATAATATTTTTTAATAAGGAGATAAATAGTGGGAATGTTGGATAAGTTAGAAAATCTAACACACTGTCTACGATTACCTAATGAGCACACTTGTACATTCGTAAAAAGAATAGTAACAGAAATTGATGCATCATTTTCTGATGATGACTGGACTAAATTGGATACAAAAATAAAATCCTATATTAATAGTGTGATAATTCATATTAGAAGGAGAGGTAATGAAGATTAGTAAAAGTTTACTAGAAATTTGTAATAAGCTGTTTCCTATAACTAATACCAATTCACGGATTAGTCCTATATTTTCTATGTTTTGCTTTACTGGTAAAACTATAGAAGCTTTTAATGGTGTACAAGGTATGAAGGTTGACTTTGACACAGATTTTGTAGGGTGTGTCAATAGCAAAGATTTAATTAATGCATTAACAGCTTATAATGATAGGGATATAGATATTAAAAATGATGAAGATAAGCTAATCTTAAAGTCAGGTAAATCAAAAGTATCACTTATAACAACTCCTGTAGAAAATTTTATACAGTTTGGTGTTAGTAAGAAAAAGAAGATGTTATTTGAAATAACTCAAGATTTTATAGAAGGGCTTAAACAGTGTAAATTATCAACACCTAAAAATGATTTAAGACCACAACAGTATGGTATAGCTGTAGTAGATAATATTTTATATTCTACTAATAATATTAGTATTAGCAGATATGAAACTGGTATAGACAATAGTATATCTTTTTTACTTCCACCATTATTTTATGAACAGATAATAAAACTTTATAATACAAATGTAACACTTTATATGGATAAAGATATTTTGGAAGTGGATTTTGATGGAATAAGATTATATACTAAAATAGATACAAGTTTAGTATTATTAGATTATGCATCTGTTGTACAAAAATTTGAAGATGATACCATACTTGTTACTATACCTGTAGAATTTAAAGAAGCTGTTGCTAGAATTAAATCTATTAACACTGGAACTAATAGAATACATCTTGATATATCTGATACAGATATAGAAGTAAGTGCTACATCAGCTTTGTGTAATGTAAAAGAAGTTATAGATATTGAAAATTTAACAAATCCCATATCTTGTGATTATGATATTGAAAAGTTTGCTAATGGTTTAAAGGTTATTGATGAATTTAAGTTTACTGAAGATGGCGAGGCTATTATTATGTATGGAAAATCTGGTGTATTCACACATATTCTAACATCAATAATAAGGTAGGTATTAATGGGGTTCTTTTTTTCCAACACTAAAGTTAAAGGAAAGGATGCTAAATTAAAATTAGCAGAAGAATATGGATGTTCTGTATGCCCAAGAAATAATTTAAAAATAAATTCACCTAAGATGTCACCTACAGGTACTGATGACCCACTATTTTACTTCCTTGGTGAATCTCCAGGAGCTGATGAAGATGATGAAGGCGAACAGTTTGTCGGAAGTTCTGGAAGAATTCTTAGAGAATCTTTATATAAATATATAAGTAAAAAAGATATAAATAATTATATTAGATGGAATAATATAATAAGATGTTTTAATGACAATATTACACCAAATCCTGTAGAAATAAGTTGTTGTAAAGCTTCATTAATTAGTGACATTGAAACCACACAACCTACTGTGGTAGTTGGATTTGGTGGTATACCCCTTAAAACATTTGTAGATGGTAATAAAATAACATTGTGGCGTGGTAGATTAGTACCAATAAAAGTTGGTAGCCATATATGTTGGTTTTATTCTATGTTTCATCCTTCTTTTATTTTAAGAAATAGAAGGAATGATTATATTAATGAATTGGATAAATGTTTTGATTTGGATATGAAATTCATAATTGATTTTGTACTTAATAATTATGAAAAACCAGAATATATAGAAAACAATCATACAGATAACATAGAAATTATTATGGGAGATAAACAAAGTGATATAAAGACTATTGAATCAAAATTAAAACAAATGTTAAAGGAAGAATATATAGCTATAGATATAGAAACAACATCATTAAAACCATATGATAAGGATTCTAGAATTGTATCCTGTGCTATTGGTACTTATTCACATACAGTAGCTTTTCCACTAGACCACATAAGTGCTTGGAATTTTGGAAATAGAAATACTAACATTAATAAATGTAAAGAAATGCTGTATAATTTTTTATTAAATAAATCAGGAAAGATATCCCACAACTTAAAATTTGAAGCTGAATGGTTTTATACTTTATATAAGGATAAAAAAGTATTGTATGAAAACACTTGGGAAGATTCAATGGCACAAGCAGTATTATTGGATGAAAGAACTTCCAAAAAAGAAGGTATGTTAAAACTAGATAGACTAATATTAATTAATTTTGGATTTAATTTAAAACCAATATCTGATATAGATTTAAAAAATATAGAAAAGAATCCATTAGATAAATTACTTATATATAATGGATTGGATAGTAAATATGAACATAAACTTTTTATGAAACAGAAAACAAAAGTAGATAAATTATTTAAAGATAATTATAGACATCTAGTAGATACAGCCTTATCATTAGCTATTACACAAAATTTAGGATTACCTACTGATAATTATTGGGTTGATACATTAGATAAAGAATATTCTGCTAAATTAAATGAATTAGATACTAATATTAATAAACTAAAAGAAGTTAAGGAATTTAATAAAACAAAAGGTAAATTTAATATATTATCGCCCGACCATTTAACTATTGTATTTCGTGATATGTTAAAATTACCACAAATTAAAGCTACAGAAAAAGGAAAGTTTTCAGTAGATAATGAAGTTATGTCATACTATAAAGAAAAGAATGTAGTTCTAGCCCCATATGTTACTGATTATAGGGCTTATACTAAACTTAAAAGTACATATGTGGATAAAGTTAAATCATTAACAATAGACGGTCTTGTTCACCCGAACTATAATCATCTATTTACATCAACTGGCAGACTATCATCAGGTAAAGAAGATGATGAAAATGATAGTGATATAAATTTCCAGAATTTTAATAAACATGCAAATAAAGAAATAAGAAATATGGTAAAAGCTCCAGATGGTCATGTGTTTGTTGCTATAGATTATGGGCAACTAGAAGCTAGATGCTTGGCTATGGCTAGTAATGATTTAGAATTTTCAGGTGCTATCTGGTATGGTGAAGATACACACATGAGATGGACTGATAGGATGATAGAATTATATCCACAAGTTTTAGATTATGTAAAAGATAAAAAGGAATTAAGAAATGATAATAAAAGTAATTTAACATTTGCTATATTTTATGGAGCATCTAAATATTCAGTAATAGATTATTATACTAGAACTTATAAAATGCCTGAAAGAATTATGGAACAGATATTTGAAGAATTTTGGGATGTTTATGTAGGTGTAAAAGAATGGCAGGAAGATACATTAAGATTTTATGACAAATATGGATATGTACAATCACTAACAGGTAGAAGGCGTAGAATGCCAATGAAGAAAAATGAAATAATAAACTTACCTATACAGAATACTGCATCATTTGATATTTGTATATGTGCTGGAAATAGAATTTCTAAGTTAGCTTATGAATTAAATAAACCACAATATCAATACAGATTAAATATCCATGATGACTTAAGCTATTTTATACCTAAAGAAACTTTTGAAGATGATGTGTTATTTATAGCAAAAGAAATGGTTAGACCTGTCTATGATTTTATAACAGTACCACTCGAAGTAGAAATTTCTACAGGAACTAATTGGGGGGAATTAAAAGATTTATGCAAATTTAACACTTCAGATTTTTGGGAATATAAAAATAATAGGTGGGTGGAATTATGATTATAATAAAAACAGAGTTAGGTATATTGTATAATGATAATTGCTTAAATATTTTACCAACACTTCCAACTGATTCTATTGATTTAGTATTAACAGACCCTCCATACAATATAGATTTAAAATACAATTCTTATAAAGATAAAAGGAATGACTATTTAGATATAATTAAAAATGTCTTTTCAGAATGCTTTAGATTATTAAAAAATAAATCTTATTTAGTTTTTACATGCCCACAAATGAAAATTTTTGAATTTAGAGATTTACTAACTACAATAGGATTTGAATTTAGGCATATAGGTGTTTGGCATAACCCTAAGAGAAAAAAAGGAAGTTACCCTGGGCATTTTCCTTATGCATGGGAACCTGTAATGTTTTTTACAAAAAATGGTTTTAGGAAACTTAATAATAAAAATGCTGTAGGGTCTACTGATGTTTGGATTGAATCCAATCCCACTATCAAACATCCTGCTGCTAGACCAATACATATGTGGGCAAATATAGTATCTTTATGTTCTAATGAAACTAATCTAGTATTAGACCCATTTATTGGTAGTGGTACTACAGCAGTAGTTTGTAATGAGCTAAAAAGAAGGTGGATAGGGGTTGAGTTAGACGGTACATATTGTAATTTAACTATAGAAAGACTATCTACTTTAATATAGGAGTAATTATGATAACTGATTTACATAGAAAATACAGACCAGATTCATTTGATAAAGTATTAGGTCAGGATGCTACAATATCTTCAATTAAACATTTATTTGATATTAATAAAGTTCCACATTCTTTTCTATTTATAAGTAGTTCTGGTGTTGGTAAAACAACAATATCCAGAATTATAGCGCAAAGCTTGGATGCAGAACTTGTAGAAATTGATGCAGCTACACATACAGGTATTGATGATATGAAGGAAATAGCTGATACAGTATCTACTAAATCTTGGTTAGGTGCTGGTAAGTATTTTGTTATAATTGATGAATGTCATCAACTTTCTAAGTCAAGTTGGAATAGCTGGTTGAAGTTAGTAGAAGAACCACCAGAGCATTTATACTTTTCCTTTTGCACTACTGAACCTGATAAAGTTCCTGAAACAATAAAAACAAGATGTCATGTGTATGCATTAAAATACATTGATGATGAAAGTTTATATGCTTTAGCTGAATATGTATGTGAAGAAGAACATATAGATTTACCAAAAAATAGTATACACATAATAATAAAAGAAAGTAATGGGTCTGCAAGAAGATTACTAAATCTTATATCACAAATTCGTGGGTGTAAAACTATTGAAGAATTAAAAGATATGCTAGGGTCTGCTGTTGATAAGGTTGAAGTTATAGATTTATGCAGACTTATTGTAAATGAAAGAACTTCTGCAAGGGATTTACTTAGGGCATTAAAGGTATTAAAAAATACAAATCCAGAATCTATAAGAATACAAATATGTAATTATTTAAATGCTTGTATATTAAGTGGTAAAGATACTAGATACTTTTTGAATTTACTTGCAAACTTTACACACCCTTATACACAACAAACAGGATTTAGTGAATTAGTAGTTGACATTTTTGCTTCAAAGGGTTTATAACTATTGAAGATTTTTTCAAATAAATTTTATAGTAAATGATTCCAAAATTTCTGTGGAATTGGTATATAATATATAGGAGGGCAAGATGACGTTAGATGAAGCAAGAAAATATTTATTAGTTGATACAAGTGACTTAACTAGGGAATGTACTATTTATGCAGATATATATGATAAGATTGGTAAAAATTATTTTGAAGCTGTAAGTGTACGTGATGCCAAGAAGCAGCTTATGGAAGAAGTTTGGAGTGGTTTATTTACAAACTTAAAGGAAGAATTGAATAAAAGTGATAAAGCTACAGAAGCTTTAGTAGAAATACATAAAGATTATAAGAATTCTGTAAAGAATTATCTTGAAGCTAAACTTGAAGCTGATTACTGGTTTTCAGTAAAGGAATCTTTTGATAAAAAAGCCCATTTTGTGAAAGAACTTGGTGAATTTTTTATAGCTGGCATTCTTAATAAAATGGAGGTAAAAGCACCAACTTCAGTAATAGCTGAAGCAGACTATGAAGAAAGGAGGAAAAAAATTAGAAGTAAAAAGTAATAAAATTTATGGCAAAGCCTAGGAGGAATTTATGCCAACAGAAAGAAAAAGAAAATTTGAGTACAAAGAAAGAAGTAGAGCGCAGTATGAAGAAAGGGCAAAACAGAAAAGTAAAAAACGTGAAGGGTTTATAAAATCTGGTGTAACTGTATTTGCTCCAAAAATTGATGAAACAAATAAGATTAGAATACTTCCACCAACATGGGATGACCCTGACCACTATGGATTGGATTTGTATGCACATTATAATATTGGTGCTGATAATTCAGCTTTTCTCTGTTTGAGAAAAATGAAGAATGAGCCTTGCCCTATATGTGAAGCTATTGATAGCAATTCAACAAATAAAGAATTTAAAGATAAAGTTAAAGCAAAAAGAAAAGTCTATGTTTATTTGATTGATAGATTTGATGAAGAAGCTGGTGTAAAAGTCTGGACTATGCCTTGGACTGTGGATAAAGAATTTGTATTACAATCTGTTGATGAAGAAACTGGAGACCTTCTAAAAATTGACCTACCAGAAGAAGGGTATGATGTATCCTTTAAGACTGTTAAAGGGTCTCAAGGTGGCCCTGTATATACATATGAGGGTGAAAAGATTTCCAGAAGACCATCACCAATTTTTGCTGACCCCAAGAAAATGGATGCTGTACTTGATTATATTGTAGAACATCCTGTAACAGAAACATTAGAATATAAAGAATATGATTATATAAAATCAATTCTTGACGGTGGTGCAATAGAAGAAAAGGTAGAAACTGATGATGACGATGACGACCTTCCTATTGAACCTAAGAAATCAAAAGTAGAAAATGAAGAACAAGAAGATTCAGCTGGGGATTACACCTATAAAGACTTGAAATTGATGGATAGAGAAGATTTGGAAGATATAGCTACTGATGAATGTGGTATGAAAAGAAGAGAAATAAGAGAATTAAATGACAAGGAATTGATTGAAGCTATATGTGAAGAATTAAATATACATATAGAAAAATCAAGTTCAAAACTTGAAGAAGCAAAAGCTAAGTTAAGAGGCAAGTAATTTTAACTATAGGGGAACAGCTAAGTCAGGTTAAAGACAACAGTAGGACACTTTTTCCTATAAAGGTTCTTAGCTGTATATCCCCTATCTATAAAGGATAAATTTTGAATACTAAAGAAGATATAGAAGATTATATAAGAAATTTAAAAGCTCAAGCCTTTGACTTAGTGATGGAACAAGATTTTTGTAAAAATAAAATAACTATTTTAGAAGGGGAAAAATTAAAAATATTAGAAGAACTGTCTAATATATATGATACTATAAATACTAAGTTGATAAAACAAAAACAACAACCTAAAGTAGCTGGTAAAGTAATACAACAAGATTTTACAAAAAAAGGAACAGAAGATGAAGAAAAAGAAGAATGATGTAATAGGAAATTATTTAGTTAGACGTGATATAGATTTTATACATACAGGCTGTACTTTACTAGATTGTGTTTTAGGTGGTGGATGGCCTTTAAGAAGAATAGTAAATCTAGTTGGTGATACTGGTAGTTCTAAGACAGGACTATCTATCGAAGCTGCTGCTAATTTTAGAAAACAATATCCAGAAGGTTTAATTTACTACCATGAAGCTGAATCTGCATTTGATTTGGAGTATGCTTATAAATTAGGACTGCCAGAAGATGCTGTAATAAAAGAAGATATAGAAGAAATTCCTGATGTATATACATCTATATTAAATGTTATTGATGAAGCTGAAAAGAAAGAATTACCCGCTTTATATATCCTT